GCACTACAGCAGGTCTGTCACGGAACCTTTGCATGTCCATAACATACAAGTTACCTTCTGAATCAAGTGTCCCCTTAATACCAACAGTCCAGTCAGGGTCAGGGTAGGCACTACTTGGTAATGTAGCAGCTTTGTCCCAAGCTCTTACACGTCTTGTAGCCATAGGCACGTCAGCAAGCTCAATCACCTTGCACCATTCACGTTTGAAGTAGCCAGCAGCCTCTTCCTTAGCTGTCCAACTCCCTTCCAACAGTCGCTTACGTTCCACTTCACTCATGTTCTTTAGCTTACGAACATACTGAGGTTGGTATTTGACCAAGTATGGGTTGTCGTAGATGTTGGCTGAATAGAATACAAACTTGAGGGCATCTTGTGCTATGTCCTCGTCAAACATAGCAACCAATTCCTCTTTAGTTTTGGTGATGTATGTTTCACCACCTAGCTCTAGCAAGTAGGTAGTCTTACCGTCCATTTCGGGATTAGGCGTACCATCCTCAAGTAAGTAGCCACCCTTCTCAAGCCATACACGTAGGAATGAATCATAGTCAGGGTTTGCTGCCATCTTTAGCTGGTGGGCTGCTTTAGATTTAGAACGTAGACGTGAAAGCAGGTATGTTACGTTCTCTTCGTTAAGCTGTGCTGCCTCGTCCACTAGGAAACGTGTCACCTGCCAGCCTTGGAAGTTATACTTGTCAGATGGTTTGTCTGAATAGGACATACGGACAACACTACCAACAGGAAATTCAAACTCCATTTGGTTCTGCCTGTTCTTAGCATCGAAGTTGGCATACATATTACATGCTTCATCATACAGACTACCAGCACCACGTAGCTGTTCCTTCGTCTTACGAACAATACCAGCACGAAACTCACTCTCACCTACAGCATACACTGCTATGTCCAACAAGCTAATGAAGCTCTTACCTCCACCAGCAGCTCCTCCCCAAAGAATTATGTCATTCTTGGTGTCATTCAAGTAGAGTTCTTGCTTCTTAGAAATAGGGCCATAAATGGGCACCTCTGCTAAGTGTGAGTTGTTGTAAGGGAATGGTACAAGTGACATATAACCTCCAATAGTTACAAATAAAAAAGGGAGGGAGGACTACTCCCCACCTCCCTATTATGCTGTTAAGATTAAGCAGCAGTGATTTCTACAGTGGCACCATACTGTTGGTTAACAACAAGGGTGTTCTGCTCAGACTCAACTTCAATGAAGCGGTCTTTGGGGTCACGGTAGCTAGAGGCAAAACGCTTAGCACCCATGCTACCAATACCAGACAGCTTAGAGACAGGGCCAAAGAAGGCACTACCCAGTTCAGTACGTGGTACAAGCAGACCACCGTTAGCAGCCAGCATGTCAACAGAAGTGCCGTCAGCCTTGGTGAAGCTGTCATCGTAAAGAACAACGTCTACGTTGCCCAGACGGAACATGGAGTAACCAGCACCAGCTTCGCCCAGCTCGTTCAGCAGTGGGTTATTACCATAACCAGCACCAGCGAAGGCAGCTTTAGCATCAGCATGACCAGCAATCAGGTCAAACAGGTCAGCACCAGCAAACAGCATGAAACCACGTACACGACCACCAGTTTTCAGAGCGTCCTTAGACTGCTTAACAATGGCACGTAGCTTAGCAGCTAGGTCATCAGCAGCAGCAATGGTGTTGGTTGGACGGGTGACGTTGAACTCAGCAGCCATGTCAATAGTGCCGTAGAAGTTGGTGTCAATCTCACCCTTGAACAGCATGAGTGCTTTCAGGTATTCTTCGTGATTGTCGTGACGTTCAGCTTGACGTACAAGTTCTTCTGCAACAGCCATGTTGACAGCTTTCTCAGTTTCAGCACCGAATCCACGTACACCAGCAAGTTGGGTACGACCGATTGTGTTTTCGATTGCGTAATGTGGAATAGCCAGAGTGTGCATGTCAAACTGCTGGTCTTCCATAGTGTTCTTGTTGCGAGTGTTACGCAGAGAATCGTCAAGGACGGTCAGGCTGTTAGCTTTAACGTCAAAGGTGATTGCATCGGAACCTACAGTTGAATCACGGAACAGGCCCAGTGAGCTGATTAGGGAAGGTACAGTCTCAACACGGTTGATGGCTGCGGTTTGGTCTACTACTTTAGAGTTGTCAAGAATCATTCTCATTTACCTCTTAGGATTATTTAATATAAAGTTGCTTACACTGCAAAGATGTCTAGTGCTTCCAGAGCACCAACAATAGCAGCAGTGGAAGTGGACAGAGAAGCAGCACGTACCTTAGAAGGATTACCCTTAGTCATAACACGTACAGTTGCAGTGCCAGCAGGCTTGTCATCAGCCAGAATACCAATTACGTTAGTCTCAATACCAGTTGCAGCGGTAGCAGCATCAGCAAGTACAGTACCGGAAGGTAGGGCACCAGCAACAGTCACTTCAACTTCCTCAAACATAATGTCGTAGCCGCCATTCACTTCAACAAGGAATTGCTCAGGAGCTTTAACAGTTTTTACAATAGCCATAATTTATTTACCTCGATTAACAATAAAAGATTCAACAGAGAAGTCGGATTCGTCAGTTTGTTCTTCCCCGTTATTAGTTTCAATGTCTTCCTGTTGTTCAGGGGACATTTCCTTGAATGCACTTCCGTCAGCAATGGCTTGAATCTGTTGTTCCTTTGATTCAAGTAGCTCCATCATAACACCTTCGGGGTCATGCTCATGTAGTTTAACGAATAGAGGAGCGAATTGCTCAACAAGCTCATCATCGTAAACAATACCTTTCAGTTTCTCCTTGTAATCATTAAGAAGTTCTGTATTAGGTTCCTCTTTAGATTCGGGTTTCTTGTTTCGGCTTTTCCAGCCTGCCATGAGTTTGTCTAGCATCTTTAGCCTCTGTTAATTATGCCATTGAAAATTGAATCTATGTCATTCCAGTTTTTTCGGTCACTTCTTACCACTACCGGAGGGGCATACTTACCATCACGTTTAGCAATCATGTCAAGAAGCTCTTTCTTACGTGTGGCAATCCAATTCAACAATGGACGTTCTTCGTCTACAAAACCATTGGAACTTGAAACAGGTTCCAGAGTGATTCTGCTCTCTACATAAGACAACACTTCGTATGCTGCCTTTAGTTCATCACCTTCATTCTTGTCCAGTGTGTAGTTGTAAACACCATCATCTAGCCAAGGAATGTCAGCAACGTCCCCTACAAGGAGTCGTACACGATTACGTGCGTTGGTTGGTAATGTCGTACTGTTAAACGGCATCTCACTTCTCCTTGTCTGATTCTAAGCGGTCAACAGGGTCAGCCTTAACCTCTGTCTTGAGTGCTTTGTTGTAATCAGCCTTTGGAGCACCAAGAGACTCACGCAACCATGCTTCAAGGTCTTCGTCTGGAGTGACCAAGCCACCTTGAGCTAGACGTTGCCACCCTCGTGTGAACTCCTCACCATTCACCTCATTAACGTCTTCCCAATCCAGAGTTGTATTGATTGGTGTTCCGTTAAGACCACTTACGTAGTCAATCGCTTTGTCAAAGCCTTCTGAAATAGCATTCTGTAAGCTCTCCATGAACAATCCCAGCAGAGATGTCTTAGAAGATGCTAATGAATAACTACCTGTTGCACCGTTACCAAGAGCAAGGATGTCTGTGTATAGCGTGATTAGCATGGCCTTGTTATAACGCTCAATAGTGGTGTTCACATCAAAACGTGTACCGCCACTGTTACCAATCATGTCAATGTCAAAGATGCCTACACCATTCTCTTGTGTGTCAGAGCTAATCAACACTTGAGAAGACTTACCAGCGTGTAATAGTTCTGCTTGGTTTAGCAGGTTCTCAACGTACAGTGCGTTAGGACTAGCAGGGTTGCTGTAGTAGTCGTTAATGTACTCAGTGGGTACTTTGATTCGCAAGCTGCCGGACAAGTCTTTAGAAATACCAATCAGCTCATACTCAGAGGCAATCTGCTTACTCTTCCATACAGTGAAACACCGTTGTAGAACAGAGCGTCCTAGAGGGTTGTCTAGGTCAGGGTTAAGGCGAATCATAATCACCCTGTCACCACTGATTTCAGTTTGTTCACCATCAGCAACAATCACGCCATCATTTTCTGCGGGATTGAGAATCAATTTCTCCAGTTTGTTGCGCTTGAATACATACTTGTGTACGTCCTTTGGATGTATTGGTGAAAGGGTCTTGAACACCACATCACCATTAACACGTTGAGGCACAACCTCAAACAAAGCCACCCCGTATTCCATACAAGACAAGGCGTAGTTAATAAACTGTGTCTTGCTCAGTCCTTCCATATTCTCAAGCGAGTCGTTGAGCTTTGTAATGTAACGCTTGTTCTTCTCTGTAGCTCCTTCAGGAGTCTTAATGCTAAAGCCTTGCTTGTTGAGCAAACTCTTGACCAAGTTTACACCACCACCAATATATTCATCTTGTAGCATGTTTCGGTAAGTGGTGAAGGCTTGAGGAAGCCGTAGCTCCTCCCTCGCCAACTGGTTGACAGTGTTCTCAATGTGCAAGGGGTTGCTTTTCTGGTTTACCATTTGCATTTCCCCAAGTCTGATTTAAGTTTCTTTTTCCAAGTTGCATAGGTCATCTTCCGACAACCACCATGCTCTGTGTACTCTTGACTCTTGTCATAGATGTAACGTAAGTGGTCAGGGTAGTGTGTTAGCACCGCCTCTAAGTATTGCTGTAGCTCCTTTGACGCTGGTCTGGTCAGCTCCACGTTAAAGAACACATGGGGAATGGTTTGTGGGTCAGGGATGTTGTGAGCTACACTTGTCTGCCTACGCTTCAGTTCCCTAATAATACGACCACGTTCAATGTTAAGTGTACGCTTCAGTTTAACGTCACTCTCCTCAACAAGAAGCCGGTCAATCTCATCCATACGACCATTCAGCTCGGACGTAGTGAGTGCAGTGAGACTACTCATTCATCACCCCAACACTCTCTTTCAATTTACGCATTCTTTCTCTATACTTCTCGGAAGCCTCTTTGGTCACTTTACGTCTGTCCACTAGCTTGAGCCGGTCAATGTCCAGTGTGTGAGGGTTGTCATCAGGAGCATGTAGTACATAGGCACGATTAGGGTAGACACCCGTCATCAAGAAGTAGTATAGTGGTCGTACATGGCGCATACTTCCATCAATCTTAATGCGCCTAAACCCTTTGTCTAAACGGAAGCCTTTGTCTTCATCATACAAGGAGTATTTAGTGAGTTGTTTGTCAATCTTGTGGATGATGCTACGCAAATCCCAATCAGCCATTTCAGGGTATTCTTCCATAAGAGTCTCTAAGGTTTCGTATGGTAGGTATTCCACTTTATACCCAGCGTATGTTGCGGAGAATGCGTCAAGGTTTATGTTGTCTATTAGCTCGCTCATAAGCACCTCTATG